AGCAATGGAAAGATGGGTCTGTTACAGTGTCAGATGCTCCAACCAAATATGAACTTTTCGACTATGAATGGAACGGACCGGAATACAGAACAGTAGAAAAGACAACTACAACATCTCACACTAAAGGGAAAAGTAAAGAAAAAACGAAACGAAGAGGGCATTTAGCAGGAGCCGTTGTTGGAACCGCTATTGCTCCGGGAGTTGGAACTATAGTCGGTGCAGCTGTTGGAACTGGAAAGAAAACCAAAGGAAAGAATAATTCCACTACTACTGGAACTGCTACCACAACAAGTGATAACATTGAAGTGGATTCTTATGCATCTATGAAAATGCGGAATATCGAAACCAATCAAATAAATACTATTGGATTCCGCTGTAGTTCAAATATAGATATGCAGTTAAAGAGCTTCAATATTTCCAAAAGCTCTGATGCTGTTGAAAATGTTCGAAATCAGAAAACATCCGTTGAACTACTGAAGGATTACAAAGAGCTTTTAGATAGCGGTATTATTACTCAAGAAGAATTTGACCAGAAAAAATCAGAACTTTTATAAAAAAGAACCGGCTCTCACTACCAATGAGAACCGGTTTTTAAAATACTTGCATCACAACTGAATAGCGAAGATGATGCGTACAACACACAAACCATATTGTATCATCTTCGGCGTTTTCAGGCAATACAGAAAATTTGTTCACATTTCAAACAAGGAGGAATATCATGCCGAAGAAAAGAAAAACTTATCCAAAACTGCCAAATGGATTCGGGAGTATCCGTTATCTTGGCAAGAACAGACGTAATTGTTATGCTGTGCATCCACCTGCTACACTGGACGCATCATCAGGAAAAGCAGTCCGTCCACCTGCGATCTGCTACGTTGACGACTGGCTGAAGGGGTTTGCTGTCTTAACTGCCTACAAAGCCGGAACATATAAGCCAGGAATGGAGAATAATTTACCAGTGTCCCCCACCACCGACACAGATACCCTTGTGAGCCGCATATTGGCTGATTACGGGATGATAAAAGGAGTAGAGGACAAACATCCAGAGATTAAGAAATTAACGTTTGCAGAGGTATATGAACGATTTATGTCATGGAAGTTTGCAGAGGGAACGACTTACTCAAAAGCAACGAAGTCGAACTATTCGGCGTCTTATTCGTACTGCAAGCCATTACACGACAGGCCTTTTGAGGACTTAAAGGCTACCGACCTGCAAGAATTTGTCGATAGTCAAAAAGGGTTTAAGAGGGGGAGTTTGAGAGTAATACTGGTGCTGTTTAACCAGATGTACAAATACGCGATGTACGCCGAAATCGTATCAGAGAACAAATCCAGATACGTCAAGATAAACAAAGAGGACGACACGGAACATGGTACTGCCTTTTCTGAGCAGGAACTGGAAATTCTGTGGCAAAATTCAGCAGATTTTGACGTACAGTTAATTCTAATCATGTGCTATTCCGGTTGGAGAATCGGAGAAATCGAGAATCTAGAAGTTAATCTGAATGAACGATATTTTAAAGGCGGCTCAAAAACAAAAGCCGGCAAAGGCAGGATCGTGCCCATCCATCCGTGTATCTACGATTTTGTCAGAACAAGAATCGAAGCTGACGGAACTCTACTGAACATTAACAAGGTCACCTATCGGATGTACCGATTCTATCCCGTATTGGAAAAATTAGGAATAGTCGGAGATCCAAAGCACACACCACACGATTGTCGGCACACATTTTCTGCCCTGTGCGAAAAATATTCCGTCAGAGAGAATGACAGAAAAAGAATGCTAGGACATACATTTGGGAATGATATCACGAACGCTGTATATGGACATCGAACAGTGGAAGAACTCCGAGCAGAGATTGAGAAAATAAAAGTTTCATTTGTGACTAACTGTGACTAACTGTTCCTTTTTAAGACATTTTTATTTTACCCAAATCTGTCTAGATAGAGTCTGCAAACCCGCATAAAATCAACGTTTTTTCAGTATTTGCGTACTTTTACGAATGCCATAATAACATTTACATTAGAAAAGGCAAAGTAGAGAGAAACGACGTGTTTATGCAGGTTTCCAGGATTCGTTTGTGACCAACGCGTGACTAACAACAACAACTTATATTGCCCTATGTAATATTAAAACAGATGATACAATATGCTCCCGGCAGTGGGTACCTGCCGGGATTTTTATTTTTTTAAATAGCAAGCAGGTCTTTCCAGACTGCTGCATCACAGATTCCATCCTGCTTCATGCTTCTGGTTTTTTTATAGCTGTTGAGAGCACGAATGGTATTCTCACCCGCCACCCTGTCAAGGCTCAGGATCTGATTGTCAGCTCCTCTGAAATCTCTTGCTACTAAAATCTCCTGTAATAAAAGTACAGACGTTCCCTTGCTTCCCAGTTTTACAGTTTTTGGTTCAAACATATATCTGTCTCCTTTCGCGGTTGTTGTAGTTGGCTTGCTTTCGGATGTGCTTATCCGTTTGCTGAAATCAATTCCTTTTCCTGTAAATCTGAGACGGTGTGTCCATCCATGACTATACAGGTACCACGGCTGTGTCCGGATCTCGTTTCCAGAGTTATCCTTTGTGTCGGTGGTTCCTTCTGAACTTCTGGCATGGACAATAATGTCCTTACCAACTGCCAGGGCTGTATGATATGTTGTGTTGAGTTCAATATCTCCTCTGATCATCTGTGCATGAGCAGTCTGATTCAGGGCTACTGCCTCAAATCCAGTATTCAGCATCCGGAGCATATTTCCAGTGTAGCTGCAGTATCTTTTAAGATAATTTGCCTGATCCGTCAAACCGTTTTTCAAGAATGCGTAATAATACGCTGTCAGTACTAAACTGGAACAGTCGAAAGATTTTGGATTTGCTGTATTGTACAGGCTTCTCACTGCCTGACTGTAGCCATGACTGTTATCATTGGCAATCCTAACCGCAAAGTTCACCGCATCGTTCCGGACATTCTGAATGATCTGTTCTTTTGTGAGCTTCACGTTATTTTCTCCTTTTGTATCGGTTTTTGTGTTTTCATCCGTAGTATAATCCTTATAAAATACGTTCATGTCCACATTACCACTGATCCCTGCTACTTTTCCTTTGCTGGAATACTGCCAGCCGATTCCTGCAGTCGGCTTGAGGCGTGTCTGCATGGTTCCATTATCATTTGCTGGATATCTGGCAAGCCACAGATCATAGGATTTCAATTTTGTAGTTAGGATATTCTGATACCAGTCTACATTGCAATAGATTCCCACTTTATAACCAGCCTTTTTAATCCTGTTCAAAAAGGTCTCTGCAATTTTTTCGACTGCTGCCTTTCCAAGTTTTTTCTGTTTTTTCCATTCCAAGTCATAAAACACCGGAAGGTCCAGGCCACGTCCGGCGAGAACTGCGAGTGTTTCTTCTGCCTCCTCTAATGCCTGTGCCTCCGTCAGTGCGTAACTGTATTTGTATCCGCCTACAGGGATTGCATTGGTCTTACAACCTTTATAGTTGTGTTCAAAACTGGAATCTGGTCCATTTTTTTGATGGATCCGGAGGATTGCAAAGTCAATTCCTGCCTTTTTTACTTTTGCCCAGTCTGGTTTTCCCTGATAACTGGACACGTCAATGCCTTTAAATTCCATGGTTTTACCTCCTTATACCGTAATCTTTTTGAGCTGCAATATCAAAAATGTAGCCGCTCCAGAATGCGTTCCTGTTGTCGTGTTGAGGAAATAAGTAGTCAGTGTGTTTCCGGATACAGACATTCCTGTACAAGTCAGCCAACCGGATGTCCTCTGAATTGGAACTAGCAGGTCTGCATTCGCGTTTTTGGTGAACGTTGCTGTAACTGCACCAGTGGATTTTCCTGCTGCTGTAGACGGTGCGGTTACATTGACCGTAGTTGCCTCGAGAAGCACGTATCCAGTTCCGGAGAAACCGAACAATGCTTTTCTCAAGTTCGTGCCCGTCATTTTTTTTAGCGTGGCTCCGGTACCGGCTCCGACCGGAATCAAGTCCGTATCCTGCAAAGATGTGGCCGCCGGCAAAGCACTCAGCACATCTGTTTTCAATGAAGTCGCCATATAATATCGCCCTCCTTGTTTATTGTCCGATATAACCATACTGCAAAAGCTGGAATATTGCAGTACCGCCTAGGTTTTCGTTGCCAAGATTAGCAAATATTGCCGATATTGTACTTGTGTCCTCATCTACGCTATAGGTGGCAATATTAATTTTCCCTCCAGCCCCTGTTACTCCTTGAAATATAGCTACACACGTAGTAGCGTCTGATAATTTAGAAAATTTCTTCGATACTGACCGGGTTGTGGCCGAACTAAAACTCGGAATCTCCATCGTGATTATTTCAGTCCGCAAAAGAACTTCCGCTCCATATTTGTAGATTTTGCCAAAGTCAATGATGCCGCTATTTTCTAGCTCTACATCCGGCGAGAATGCATTCGTGCTTTTACTGCCTTCAACTCTTGTTATGCCTTTCTTTGTCATGCGATATCCCGTATAATTATAATACGTGCTTTCTTCGCTGTATGAATCCCAGAAAGTGAGTCCGTCATTGTCGAGAGTTCCTATCGGTTCTCCGCTACTATTACGTAATATTAACGCTCCGTCTCCGTTATTCTTTCCGCCCAATGTTAATTTGCCACCTAACGCCGCACTAAAGCTGATATACAGCTGACCATTTCTGTAGTACAAACCTTTCCATGCTCCATTATTGGACAAGATATTCACGATATCTGCCTGTGTCAGATTATCAACATCAATAACTACCGCTACGCTCTGCATATCGAGTATATTCGTTGTGCCGCCAGCCGCGTACAGTTTGCACCGGATGTTGGTTATATCACGCGGGATTCCAACCGTAGTACCGTTGCCGCCTGTTATGGTTTGACCATTTCCATCTGTCAGAACAGTATACAGATAATGTTTGACTGAACTTTCATTTGCAGACGATGTGTAAATAGTTTTCCATGTGTTTCCGTCAGTTGTTTCTTCGATTACAAATCTACCGCTGTATGCGTATCTGGTAGCCGCATCTCCATCACGGTAATATGCATTAAATTCCAAAAAGTTTGGGCTAATAACCTTATCTGCTCCGCGTTTCAGAACCGTACAGGACGGCTCAATCATGTAGGTTCTTCCTGGCTTTCCTTCAGTTCCCGGATCTCCTTTTTCACCAGCTTTTAACTTCGCAACCGTAAACCGCTTCGTGATTGACAATGCCCGTAGATAAGTGGCTTTGATGTCCACCCATCCATTATCTGCACTCAGTCCGGTCACGGTGTAAGTATGTGTGGAATCATTCCATGAGCCAGTCACGTTATTGGACTTCGTGATGGTATAGTTACAATCATTGGTCACATCGTTAGTCCCGTACATGACCTGAGCCGTGGTTGTCACGGACGGAAATGTTCCGGTGATATTTCCGTCAGCATCAGTAGTGATACTCTGATAATCATTGGTCAACTGCATGGTCATGTTTTTTGCTTCTGCAATGCTGTTGTCCATATCCGTCAATTTTTCAGTCAGAGTCTGATTGCCGATAATCAAGATGTCCGGATTCATGTACACTGTATTGGTATCCATATTTACCTGGAAGATAATATTTCCACCTTTGTCTCTTACCGTCAATGCACCAGAATCAATATAATCCGCATTAATTCCCTCAGCATACAGAAGTTTGGTTATCATCGTTCCGGTCAACTGGAAGCCAAACGGATAAGTTTTGCCACCATCATTCGACACGCCGATTGCCTCAGATGTGATTTTGATCACATTTTTCGATTCTGCCAGAGTGCCCTTGTCGTGGAAATAGGAGATTGTGCTTCCATCTTCCTGCTGAACGTAAGTCGCGAACAGTCCGCTTCCCACAGAAAGAGATTCCTGCAACTTTTCAATTGCTAGCTCTCTGGCGTTTTTTTCTTTCTCAACAAGCCGACGCGCTGCAACGATTGCTTTCGTGGCTCCGGAATAATATAGACTCATTCCTCTGATCGGGTCATCAGCTTGTGTTTTTACAGTAGTTTTCCCATTAACCGCATATGATACATCTGTTAGAGGGGTAACGTATTGGTTAAGATTACGATCATAGGTATAAGCCACGTCACCAAATTCTAACAGCGGATTGAACGCCATATCTCCTTGGAGATTTCTGAATTTTGCACCGATAATGGAATCGCCAATCTGTGCCGCCACTGTTGCAAGGTCGGATTCACCCACAAGATTATTTTCCATGGACAGAATGTAGCCGGAAGTTCCATATGTTTCAGAATTATCTCCGCTTATTATATTGATTCCAGTTATCACTATATCGTCACTTGAAACTGTCGGCATGCTGACATAATCTTTGAGTTCAATGTTCGGAACGGCATCCAGATTCCATCCGACAAACTGCAAGCTTCCATTGCTGTCAAGACGTGCGTTCGCGGTATCAAGCATGGCAGCCCATCCGAAAAGTTGACGATATGTCATATCTTTTGGGAGCTCATTGATAATCAGATCGCCATGAGCCATCCTCGAAAAGCCAGCTGTGATACCAAGAGTACCGCATGCATCCCTCACCAGACTCTCAACCGTCTGTGGGAGAACCAGTTTTGTTGAGTGTACGGCATTGGTCTTGTACATATCATCCAAGGCGGTAAGATTAAGGATTTCACCGTACTGTTCTGGCGTTGTAACTGTATATACACCTTTGTCGATAGTCTCAATAGTATCGGCATCAATCTGCATTTTGAGATACGCATGGACTTTCGCCATATAGAAATAGTAGTCTTTCCACTGGTCGGAAGTGTTATCCAGTTCGAGCGTCATGGACTTGCAGATAACGCACCCGATTGGAAAACTGCTGCTTTCTGCACAATCAGAAAATGAGTTGTTGTCACTCATAATTTCGTCTTTTAGATGCTTTAATGTTCCGTCAGAAAAGGCGATATCCACTTCAATCCATACCTTTTCTCCATTCTCAAGCCCTTGTTTAAATGCATTAGATACATTAATCAAGTGGATTCACCCCCTGCATGTTAAAAGATATTTTTGATACAAATTTTAAGTCTGGCGAAATTTCTCCAATAGTTAGGTTTGCTTTTCCGACATAAAATGGGTCAGTTCTCCATGCCATGTGATACAGTGACCAATGATACAAATTGAAAGTTTTTCCTTTTGCGATAATTTTGAGAATTTTGTTTGCTTCTATGACTGGAACGTTTGATGCTTCATAGCTATACTGTTCGACTGTAAACAATGGAGTCAGCAATGCTTTTCCGAACTGCGTGCGGTTACTACCTTCTGAATAAGTTGTTTCAAGGTTATAACCCATATCTTTATCTGGCTGATAGATGGAAGCCCCATTCATTTTGTATCGTTCTGTTATGCTTTTTGGAATAGTCGCCACGCTTCCACCTCCTATGCCAATTCAAACGGGTTTCTACCGCTTGTATCACGTCTTAACTTTGCTTCTTCGATAATTTCATCAAATATTGTTCTTCGGTTAATCTGAGCGGTAAATCTGACGTTTCCACCACCGCCCTGATTCTTAGCAAGGGCATCTTCGATGATCTCACGAATAACACCCTCAGGTGCTTCCAGGTTACGACCGTTCTTCTGATCTCCAAGAACTGCAAGGAATTCACTTCTTGGCGGGATAACCGCACCTTTGGCCAGATACGGAATTGTTGGAACTCTTGGAAAACTTGCAGTAAATCCGATCCTCCTAGAACCGAATGGTGTAGGTACTTCCCATGGACCAAAGGAAAACGCGGATTCGATGCCACCGATCGCGCTGTTGACAGTCCCGATCGCGCCATTTACAATCCCGATAACCTTGTTTAATATGTTCCGAATGGTATCTTTGATTCCGCCAAATATATCGACAACCTTATTTTTAGCTGATGTAAATTTTCCCACTATACCGTTTTTGATTCTCTCAACAAGGTTTCCAATGGTTGACCAAATCGCATTCCATTTCTGGTGTGCCGTGGACTTCATATTGTCCCAAATCGTAGACATTTTAGTGCCAAGATTTCTGAGCTTGTTACCAATGTCATTAACAAACGTTACTGTTTTGTTCTTAATCCAATCCCATACTTTACCTGCAACTTCTTTGATTTTGTCCCAGTTTTTGTACAGTAAAACTCCGATTGCAATACAAGCTCCAACGGCAATAGCAAATATTCCTCCCGGTCCGATAGCCGTCGCGATAGCTTTAATACCGCCTATAATTCCGCCAGAACCAGTCATTAATGCTATGAGACCTTTTGCATACAACATGATCGTGCTGATGCTTTTACCAATACTCAAAGCTAATCCTGCTATTTTTGTAGCGGCAAATGCTCCAATCAAAGCCGTACCGAATGCCTCAATGATTGATTGGTGATCCGCAAAGAATCCCGCCAAATCAGACACTAGGTTAATCACTGTTGGAATTCCTGTTTCAATCAGCCATTTCAGCATCGGAAGAACAATATTATTGTAAATCCACTCAAGAACGTTTCCGATAGATTCCAGAATTGGTGCAAATGTACTGGTCAGATTACTAATAGATTCCAACAGCGGATAGAAGTCCAAGTTCGCCGCCCATGTCGCTGTATCCTCTGCAATCTTCTCAACAAACTGCATGACCACCACAAGAGCATCTGCGATATTCTGTATAATCTGCGTTCCGACGTTGTTTTTGCTCCACGCGTCAGCGAAACCGGAAGCAATGTTCCCAACGGTCTTAAGCACGTTCTGGGCAATCTTAAGCATGGTCGTAAGCATCGTTGTACCCGTGCCGTTTGTCCAGACCTCTACAAGGCTTTTACCTACACTTACAGCGAGTTTTTTGAGTCCATCAAGTGCGGATTTTGCCGCATTAATAGTATTCTTACCCTCTTTTTTCCAAGCGTCCTTAAATGGCTTCCAGAGCTTCTTGAGCAGATCAGCAAGCTTCTTGGCAGAATCACTGATTTTGTCCAGCGCATTTTCTCCCTCTGCCAGACTGCCATAGTCCACACTGCCAACCGAACTCGGCAATCCTCCGCCCCCAGAACCAGTTCCGCCGGATCCAGAACCGGATGGAGTTGAAGATGTGCCCTCTGTGGAACTAACCTTGTGTACTTCATCAAGTGACGAAAGATAGTTTTTCGTTTCTTTATTTGCTTTTTTCGTAGCTGTTGCATTCTTTTTATTGGCATCCGCCAATTTCTCTGCATTGTCTGCTGCCTGTCCATACTGATCTGCTGTATCTGCGATTGCGTCCGTTCCGGCAAGACCTGCTCCACTTCCACTTGTCTGACCGGATGATTTCTTGCCAGTAATCAGTTCCGTGAAGCTTTTAAATGCATTTGCCAGAGTTGCCAGCTTGCCAAGCAGAACATTAATTACTTTCAGAACAGGTGTAAAAATATTAATCAGCCCTTGTCCGACTGTTGCCTTGAGGGACTGCAACTGCAACTGCATCACTCGCACCTGGTTCGCCCAGCTGTCAGAAGTACGAATGAAGTCACCAGATGCGGCTGATAACTGTTCCTGCACAAAAGCAAAGCGGAGAGCAACTTTCTCCTGTTCAGTCATTGCAGATGTGGTCTTGCCGTAGCCATTTGCAAGTGCATATTGGTCAAGTGCCGACTGGGTCATTACCACGCCCAAATCTTTTAATGTTTCCGTTTCACCAGTAAATACGGATTTCAGCTTAATGTAAGCCAAGTCCTGACTGATATTATAAAATGATGCCACATCACCAGTCAGCTGTGTCAGAGCCGTTGACATGTCGTAAGCCTGTGCTTCAGAAAATCCGAACGACTTTGACATTGCTCCGAACGTGCCGACATACCTTTTTGCCATTGTCTCTGACAGTCCGGCTGAGGTCATGGCGTTCTTTGCGAATTCATTTACCTTGTCCGACATGGTTGTAAATGTAACATCAACCACGTTCTGCACTTCTGCGAGGTCAGAGCCGAGTTCCACACACTCTTTTCCGAACTGTACTAACTTGCCAACTGCAAAAGCCCCACCAATCAGCAGGCCAATTTTTTTTACAGCACTTCCAAGGCCGTTAAATGACTGTTTTATAGCTGATACGCCATTTTGTACACCGGTTGTATCCATTCTGGTATCAATAATGACTGAGCCATCAGCAGCCATGTGTCCACCTCCTAACTATTTGAGGTTCAACATCTCATTCAGCGCATCCTTGTACGCTTGCTCTTCTTCGCTGAGACGTGTTTTTATGTCAATTGTGTTTTTATTTTCCTGATAGAATTTCTTTTCCCATTTATCCAGACGTTCACCTTTTGCTTTTTTTGACCGGATTCCAACAACTGTATTGAACAGGCATTCACCGGATTCCATAAAGTACCCGAAGAACGTCCACCAGTGCATATACGGTACGGCTCTGATTTCTTTACCAGCAACCTTGTTTACAGCTGGAACGATTATATCTCCGTCCTGTTCCCAGTCCATTAACCGGGGCTTTGGATGGTTTGGATTATCGTCCAACTGTCCACAGTCGATGAACTCCGATGCTTTCTGACAAGCTTCGTCCAGACACTCAGGCGGTATACTCTGCCAGTCCTCAAACAGAATCTGTAGCATAACAACTGCTTTCGCCTGTTCGTCCAATTCTGGGTCATTCATGGCAATGAGAATATCAATGATCGCACGAAAATCGGTTCTAATAGAAAAATCCACCCCACTTATGTTAAGCGAGGTGGGAAGCTCATAGGCGGTCATTTTGTATACTTCTCCGTATACTTATTAACTGCTGCCTGCATTTTCTTTTTTCTCTTTTCGATTTCCGGTGCGATTGCTTCTGCGATCTTATCAAGTACGATATAAGCAAACACCTGACCATTACCGAATACAGTAGTTGCCGTAATGGGTTCCTTGAACAGATCTTTTGATGCTTCATATCCAAGCAGATAGTTGATTTTGTCTTCAATATGTTTATTCAGTTCTGCCATTTCTTTGCCAGAAGTGACTTTCTGAATAGAATCTTTGAGCTGTTCAAAGTATTCTGCCAGTTCCTCTGCGCGTGCTGCAACATTAATATCAGTCGGGTTCAACTTGAAAGAAGAAAAAACTTCATCTTCGTTGTTAGTGAATGTAAAAATGAGAATTCCATCATCAATTTTGGTGTTAATTACTTTTGCCATTTGGCGCGCCCTCCTTGTATGTGTACTTATTCGCTGTCAGCTGTGAATGTACCGGAACTGATATCAAACTTTCCTTTTACACGTTCGCCAGTATAGTTCACGGTAAACGGAATCTGATAGCCGGATGTATCACCGCCATAGGAGGTCGGCACAACGTAGCAATCCTGCTGGTATGCTTCATACTTGCCTGCTGTGGCTTCTGTCCAGAGATGAACCTCGACTGCTTTTGTTTTGAGGTTGTCGTCTTTGTATCTGTTGTCTACGATCTTCTGTAATGCCCCAAACAGATCGGATTCGGTGTCTGCATAAAACGGATCAGCGTCGGAAGAAACTTCGTAGCCGTTATGCTTGAATGTGGATTCTCCGAGAATGTTTTTAGATGTTTCAGTATCCGGATTGAGTTCTACGTTATACTCTTCCAGATCTTTTCCAAGACGCTCATATTTCGGCGTCAGTCCTCCACAGAGAGAACCTGCATCTATATAATGAGCCATGTATTTACGGTCAATTTTGCCTGTAACTGCCATAGAAATGTCCTTTCTGCCTATAACTCTTAAAAGGCTGTGTAGGTTAGCGACTATCTCCAATTGATAGCCGGTTGTTGCTTGTTATATTACTTCATAAGTGTTTTCGTAGCGTACCGATAATGGCAATAGCCAGTCCTGCACACCGCTCTCCTGTGGCTCTAAACCATATGAGTTATCGCGTGTGATGCGTTTTATCACTCGCCCCTGAGAAAGCTCAGGAAACGCATTTAAGCGTGTCTCAGAGCCGTTTATGACAACTGGTTCCCGGCATATCCATTTGCCAAGGCTGTCAAGGAACTTCTGAACAGATAGTTTCTGCCTTTCCTTGTCAGATGCTGTTCGATATACCACATAGAATGGGTACTGGCATACCTGATGCATTACTCCGCATACATCTTCTTTTTCTGAATAGACCAACGCCCCGTTGTCTGCTGAGAATGCAATTCCTGATTCCTTGCCGAGTTCCTCAAATTTGATTGTTTCATTTTCGTATAATCCCGGATACTGGTTCAGAAGTGCTTTCATGGCATCTGTCAAAATTTCATATCCAGTTGCATCTTTGCCAATTGGCTTATCTACCATGTCGTCCACCTCCTGCCTGTGCTTTTACTTTACGAATCCATGTGCTTCCGTATTGCCGCTTAGCGGCATCAAACCAATGGGCTTGTGCCCGTGGGTGCGCTTGTTTGGTGTATTCAAGATTCTCCTTTGCAGCTGTCCGACCAGAGAACTGACTGACAAGGACTTTCTTTGCTCCACGTCTTGCGTAGGGACTTCCAGTTGCTTCGTCAACCATTCCTTTTCCCTCATACAAAAAACGTCCATAAGGTGCCGCCGCTGCGCATACTTTCCCAGTTCCTTGCAAGGATGTGCTCTCAACTCTTGTTCGGTTGACAAAGTCCCCTGTAATCATCGGCATAAACGGCACCATGCTGTCCATGACCATTCCATCAAGGAGATACTGGGCTTCTTGGTACTGTCTGGAGAACCTGTCCATATTCAGTTTGATTTTCATATCTCCGTCAACTACAGAGAATCCTTTAAAATGATGAATTTTACTCATATCACTTACCCAGAATCTCAAAATGTGGAATCAGTGTATACGGACCGCCTACACTGGTAATCTTGAACACGTTGTCCCTGTTCTCATTCATGTACTGGTAGAATCCGTTTCGATAATCGCCATCGGTTACTATTCCACCAGTCCACTCACCCTCCCAGAAGAACGATTCATCTGAGAATGTGATAGTGTCTTCCAGAGCGTTGTTAATCTGCCTTTTCCACTCTTTAGGCGGCACCCATGGAAGAATCTTACCATTCTTGTCAGCAATAGTTATATCGCCGTTCTGGACAGTATAATGGATATGTAACTGTGCGTTGTCTGTTGCGTCTGGTCCGTATTTTTTAAGGATTGCTCCTTTGTCGGTAATGAGGTCAACGCCGGATAAAACATGAGGATACCAGTACGCATCTCCAGTCGTGGCACTTTCGTAGTAATTAAAAAGTGTAATTTTAGATGAATACATGATACCCTCTCCTTAATTATTCTTTCTGTACTGTCTGTTTAATAATCTGATTCACACCAGTGGCCGACAACCCATTAAACATACCGACTGCAACTGCCGTGATATAATCCGTTGCCGGGAAATCCGGGATAATTCCCATTCCGACCGCTCCGAGGATTCCACCAATAACCGCCATGATTACTGGAATCCATTCATCAGAGATTCTTTTTGATGCTTTGCAGCCCATTCCTACGATGTAGCAAATCATAACGATTGCTATACATGAGCCTAATGTTGAAATGTCCATTATTTTTCACCTCCTAACGCCTGAATAGCATTCATAAAATTAGCTGTATTTTTAGCCATTTTCTCAACATTTTCAGGCTTTTTAAGTTCTTCAATAGTTTCACGGAATGCCTGCTTTACCTCGGGATTTTCTCTGAATATCTTTTTCATATTTTCCCTTGAACATTCAAGGCAAATGTCGGTACTCCAATGCGGTTTAAGTTCTTTTCCACACTGTCTGCATTTCATACTCACACCCCCGCATAAAGAATCGGTATTCCATCATCCGTCCTCACTCCCATCAACAGCGGTAAAGCTGTCTTAAGAAGCAAGTCGTTCGTTTTCTGTACGTCCCCGGCGGCGGCATACACCGCACTCCACTCCTTTGCACTCGCTCCAATCTGCTGAGGCGTGGCGTAGGAAATGGATTCATTGCCAGAGGATACAGAGGTTACAACGCCTGTCGTGCTACCACCGGACCCGATTGCGGTTGACGTACCGCTCACAGCGGCATTGGTAGCATTTTTTTCAGCAAGCTCAATCTGATACATTAATTCAGCTAATGAACAGACCGCCTTTTTGATACGCTTCTGAGAGCGTTCGTTTGTTGGCAGTCCATCCACCAGCCTGTCAAACGTTATTGTATCCACAAAATCACTGGCTCTTTCTGCCAGTCGTGGGAAGTCGGCTTCTGGCACAACTGAACCAAAGTATGAAGTTGTGTAAAATTCATAATCTGCATAAGCCATGCCAGTTACCTCCTACATTTATGATTTCGCTGTTACGCTTGCACTTCCGGCATTCAGTGCCTTGTATGTTCCATCGCACTCAACTACTGTGATTTTCTGTCCGGTTGCCGCCTTAATATCAGCTTTTCCGTCCCAAGTAGTCCAGTTTCTGAGGTTCTGTCCATATCCAACAGTTACTGCACCTGCTGCAACTTTGTATTTGTATGCATTGTTGACATTTTCTTTAGCCGGATTTACGGTAATTTTTGTGTTTCCGGTTGTTGAACCTGCTGTGGAAGTTACTGTCAAAGCACCAAGTGTTGGCGTTTCGTCAATGGTAATTACTGCGATTGCGTCAATGTACTCTGCGAAAAGAGTAAGTCCCATGACCGCAAACGCTTCGGACACCGCTGTGTGGTAGTTGCCCTGAGTGTGGAATCCGATCAGGTTTGTTTCGCCGGAAACGGTATACACCAGGCCTGCCCTCGCGAAATCGGATTCGTTCGGATCAACATAGTACAGGACGATGTTCTCAACAGGTGTTGCAATAACCTGTCCTCTTGGAATCTCACTGTCAGATAACAAGAAAATTGTGTTGAATCCCATGAAATCTTTCATGTACTGGAATCCGAACTGGTTCTGAATAGTAATCTCAGCTGCTCCGAGGTATTCATATACGTCCAGAATGTTCACAAATCCAACAACGCCAGTCACATTTCTGTGCATCTGCTTGAATTTGTTCTCAACACGACCCTTAGCCATCGCCAGGGCCATCTGGAATGTTGTTTCTGTGGAAGTAAGCGTACCGGTTTTCAGATAGTCATAGAATCTGCCGGTAACATCAGTCTGAAGCTGGAAAAGGAACTCGTCGTCAGTCACCTGAACAGCGTTCTCATAACCGTGATCCTTGATTGCTTCGATAGATACAGCCTTTGCGTACTTTTCGATAGTCATTTCCGCATAGGTCTTTTCTTTTACAGTAAACTTGCTGTAAGGGATTTCCTCGCCCTCTGCCACTTTTCCGCTCTGTAAAGTACCCTCTGCGTATTTGGACTTGAGTACAGCACCCGGCTGTTTTTTGATAGGTCTCATGATACCAAGGATGTCACGTAAGTGCTGCCAGTTTCTTTCGAATCTGGTGACGAAGTCAATCTCACGTGCTGTGACCTGAATATCATTACTCATAATAAGATTAGCTTTTGCTGCCATATAAAAAATCCTTTCTACCCATAATTGTTAAGGTATTGGGTTAGCGGCTATACTCTGGTGCATAGTCGGTGTAAAAATCACTGGAATAACTGGATATTCTGAGCGATTGCAGCCTGTCTCTCGGACGGGTCTTTGATCGCTTCAATATCTTTCTTTGTCATGCTTCCCGGTGTCTGCTGCTGTCCAACATGAGTGGTAAATCTTGCCTGATTCTGCTGAGCCTGCTGCTGAGATTCGTCCACGAAAGCAGACGCGTCAGACTGTTTCATCTGCTCAATCAGATCGTTCAGTCCGAGGATTTTACCGTCTTTCAGCTTCAATCCTGCTTCCTTGATGTCTGCCATAACTGACTTCTTTGCCGCCTCACTGGAAAATTTAACATCATCAAGTGCTGTTTTAAGTGCATCTGAAAAATCGCGGTCATAGATCTTTGCATTGAATTCTTTCTCTGCGTCCTCAGCCTTCTTCTTCCATCCAGCAAGCTCTGTCTGAATGTTTGCCGGGTCGATACCGTCAAAGCCTTTTAAGGTTTCTTCTGCTGTCTCAGCACGTTCCTTCCAACTGTCGCGTTCTCCTTCGACTTTCGACAGAGTTTTCGCTACTTCTTTAGCATTCTTGTAATGCTCAGAGAGTACCTTTTTCACATCTGCCTGTTTGTCTTCCGGGATCTCAATTCCAAATGATTTAAGTGTGTCAATAAGTTTCTGCATATACATCCTCCTGGTCGTGTTTATTGACCTGCCGCCGCAGGTAAGTGGATTAAGCCAGTTAGACCACTGGCAGGGTAAGTGGAAAGGCAGGAGTCGAACCTGCGACGTCAAGGACTATACGTCCTCCGCTCTCCCAACTGAGATACATTCCATTATGCTTTTCGGTCCGGACACCAGATAGCAGGATAAGCAATAACCTTTTCTCATGAGATAAATTTACCCGAATCATAGACCGTCTGCAAACAGACAGCATAATTCTGAGCAAATAAGCGGAACGCCCGGAATCGAACCGGAACCCAGGGAGCGACCCTGTCAGTCTACCATTAACGTACATTCCACATAACCCGGATTCCCGGGTTAGCAAGGTATTTAACGTGCTATGCCTAAACACGAGACGTTTCGGGCTACGTCAACACCGCCTATACGGTCGCGCACCTCGCACGGGTTGAATTCCACTGTTCAGTTATATGCTCTCACAAGGAGGTATGCCGCCATGCACTAACGGCAATGGTACGCGTCGGAAATTGCATCCGCTTTTCAACCTCATGCTTCTTATGTGGCAATCCGGCCACTGCATTTTCTATTAAGGACACGCACCTAAGAAAGGAGGAATCAATGAAAAAATGTCTATGTCAAGTGGCTACAATCACTTACGAATCTTCCTCATGAATACATTGTACCACAGAACCTTCAAAAAGTTGTGGTACATGTTTTAGCAAATTAGAGCATATCCCGGAGTTTTTCCACGTATCTCTTGACAAGATCACGTTCCTCCCGGCACTCCGCGTCCTTGGACATATCACTCATTTCTGTAGTGAGTTCGTCCAGGTGTTCTTCCAGGGCGGCGAGCATCTTTCTTTTGCAGTCCTCAGATTTGCCGGAACGATAGCTCTGTTTCTGTGTCATATAGTCGTCATAAGCATCTCGTCCGTCAGAACGGCTGTAATGCCCTCTGACATAATGTTCACCACGTCTGGCATAAGAACTGCCCCGGTCGTAATCCGGCATCATTCTGCCGTCATTTGAGCTGTATCTCCCCATGCTGTCGCGCTTTCTTCCACGTTCGCTGTAATCGTCATTGTAGCCACCACGCATCTCATCAAGGACAGTATTGTAATATTCCACTTTTTTGTCCCAATAATACGTATTCTTGATATCCTTGTACATATCAATCAGCTTATATGTCATTTCCAGATTTCCAGTAGTCAGCCCATTATCAGCAATTTTGGACAGTTCGTCTTCAATTCTTGCACATAAATCCTTAATGTCTCTCATAATCACACCTCCTACGCTTCTCTAGTCACGACAATGTTTGCGTTCGCAACAGAAACAGCCTGATCGCTTGTGTTTTCTACTGCGATATTAACGCAACATCCGCGAGGCACATCCACGTAAATTCCGGAAGACACATTGTTGTACTGGTCTACTGCTGCCGGTGTGGAAATCATCTGAGAAGAAAGAACCGGCTCACCAGATATTGCAATAGCCAGAGAGATAGCTTCAACTGTACCGCCTGTTGGAATTGCAATATTACCAGAGAAGTCCACGAAAAATCTAGCCTTGCACTGGTTAGTAAGCCCTCTCAGCGTAATAATCCCGCTTCCTTCCCTGTGCTGAATGCAGTTAGAGCCTTTAACTGCTGTGTTTGAAAATGTTACATTTCCTTTTGCTGCTACGGTCTGAGCAGCTACATTTGTAAATTCTGCCATAAAAATACTCCTTTCATATCACAAAAGGACAGGTCTCAGCCTGCCCCTCTGTGTAATACGGCATAAGCCGACATCCGAAATCAATCGAAAGATACTCTCGATATGAAGTTATTAACAATTACATCCGGTGTTGCATCCGCATCCGTAATATGTGTTCGGGTTAGGAACCTGATATGCCGGAATCGGTGCTGGATTGATTGCATTAATGAGCTGCTGTGTCTGAGAAGCCATTGCAGTTGTGAGAAGTGCAGACTGGCGATCCTGAGAAGCAGCACGTCTGAGGTCATTGTTTTCAGCCTGCAGGTTAGAAATCTTTTCATTGCAAAGATAATCAAGAATTGCTCTTGTTCCAGCGTTCTGGCTGTCAATAATGTCTCTTGTGTTGTTGTTCATGGTGTTCTGTAATGCACAGGTGTTCTGCGCCATGTTGTAGTTCACGCCCTGAATAGCTTCCCTGGTTTCGCAACAGCAGTTCGCAAGCTGAGCCTGGAGTACGTTGGCGTTCTGCATATTCGCTACAGTATCGGCATTAATAGCCTGCTGAATGCCGAAGCCAGTCTGCATGATGTTTGCGTTGATTCCATTAAAACCGGTAAGCATACCGTTATTCATGGCATAGAAGCCATCACACAGGCCGCTATTGATTCCGTCAAGCTTGCTGATCACAGCGGAATTGTCGAATCCTCTCTGAATATCCGCCTGAGTAGCTGCTGTGGCTACATATCCGCCGCCGTTTCCATTATTGCCCCAGCCGTTGTTTCCCCATCCGAAGAAAGCAAAAATGAATAAAACAATAATCCACCAGCTGCCATCTCCACCAAACATGCCGTCATTATTTCTACCGTTTCCAGTAGCAGCGGCAATATCTGCTAAGCTATAATTTCCATCCATAATATAATCTCCTTTTTTTGTATTTACATCAATCTGGCCAGATTGTAATGTACTATTTCATATTCTTCAGCAGGTTTTGGAACTGTCCTGCCATCTGCTGAACCTGATTAAGCTGCTGTTGGGAAATCTGCCCAGACTGTAGCATTTTCTGGACTTCTTCTTTTGGATTTCCCTTGTAATTCTGTTTAAACTGCATGAATTGCTGTATCATCTGCATTGGTCCGTTTCCCTGCGGCATCCCACCGCCAAGTGCGTTAAATAATGGATTACTCATCTGCATTTCCTCCCTTGATTGCTGATTCCTGTACGGTATTAGCCCTAACAGGTTCAGGAAATGAATTTAATCGGTTTATGATAGCTTCATATTTGCCCTTTAAATCGTCATATTCCTGTCTGGTAACATATTTACTGTCCATGTTCTGAACAGACTGTTTAGGCGGCATCTGAGTGCCTACCTCGTGGTATTCAAACGTCCGTAACGGCTGTGGCATACCGGAAACGTCTGTGGATTTTATGTAGAACTTTTCACTTTCGCTGTCCATCAGTAAAACGCTTGTCCCGGGTGCTACCAGATAAGATTTTGCACCAACTTCGCCGGATACCCACAGGATTCCGCTATTATTCTGTTGTGGTTGTTGTACTGGTTGAGCTGGAACCTGGACAGGCTGTTGCTGAAACTGGTTCATCTGCCCAGGAACACCAAAACTATATTGATAAGGATTGTTATATAATGCCATCTTACGCACCGCCTTTCTGATTATATTTTTACACAGAAGTATTAAACTAAGAAGTTCAAAAAAGTATCAAAAAAGTATTGACATATCACCCACTGAGTGGTATTATAATATCAGAAACAGGGAAGAACAAAAAATCAAGGAGGAAATAGAAATGAAAATTAAAATTTATTGTAATTACGGTTGTTTATCGGCTGAAAAAAGAAACGTTTACACATATGGATTCCCAGAAGCCACAGCTACTTGCTGGGACGAAATGACAGTGGAAGTCCCGGAAGGCTGGGAAGTGTTCGAAAATTCCATGGGAAGCTTAATGGTAACAGCTCCTTGGGGCTTTGTTTACGGGATAAATGAAGTACTTCAGGGCAACGAAAAACCATGCTTTTATGCATTAGATAAAAACATGAACGGACACCGCCAGTATTTAAAAGTTTTGGATTGATAGGAGGAATAAAAAATGATAAAATTAAACACATTATCTTACGTTTACGGACAGAACGACACAATAGAGGTCGGAGAGGAATACTATTTCGGTCAGCTCTGGTACGGAGACGGGGACGGGGAAGAGCTGTTAGAGTCCGGAGCAATCGCCGTATATCAGGACGGCGAGGAGCTTATCGTTGACTTTGAAATCTTGGAGCCCACGGAGGATATTTTACAAACCCGAGTTAAGGTTACCGGGATTAACTAGGAGGCAGGAAAATGAAGTATATAATTATGGATTATACAGACGGTGATTGTTTCATCGATGAATTTGAGAACAAAGAAGAAGCCATTCTGGAAGCGGAGGGAAAATGGTCAAATCTGACAAGGTTTAAAAAGAAACACAGATCGGAGTTTTACTTGCTGGAAAGCATCAATCCGGACGAGGACGCGCCCGATCATTACGACGGAGACATTGTGAAGCGTTGGAAATAAAAAGAAGAAAGAAAGGAACAATATGAGCATCAAAGAAATTAGATTAATTTCCGGGTTAAGCCAGCAGGCTTTTTCCGATAAATACAAAATTCCCAAAAGGACAATTGAAAACTGGGAAGGCGGTAAAAGAAATCCACCAGAATACGTAATTTTATTGCTTGAAAGAGCTGTAAAAGAAGATTTTGCATAAAAAGAAGGAGGGGTAAATTGCCTCTCCTTTTAGCATACTTTTATAATCTTACTGTTTACTCTTCTGCTTAATCTCTTTACGGTAGATATGCTCACATTCATCTGTTCAGCACAGTATTCAAGCGTATATTCCTTGCATCTCAGCCGGAACAGTCTTTCTTCGTCCGGTGTGAAATTACACTCTGTCAAGAATCTGTCTATATCTTTCTTAGTGAATACATATAACTTCATGAGCATACCCCTTACTAATGCTAACGTTGATTCTGTGCAAGATACTCCGTGAGCTTCTGCTTTGTTTTTTTTAATTCCTCAACATTATTTCCACTGATCTGACTATCCAGCATGGTTGATAGCACTTCCAGAATCAATGAATCACGTTCCACAATCCTCTGAAGACTCTCGTAATCTCGTTTGTCATGTTCTTCCAGTGTCTCTACTCGCTTATTAAGTCGAAACGCCGGAGTAATCCACTTAAAGATTACCGCTGCTGCCCCTCCGACAATGGACACCCCTCCACAGATAGAGAGAAAAATCTGTACAAATTCTGATATGCTCATTTAGCTACTCCTTTTTCCCAGTAATATACTGGGATCTCATTTCCAGAATCCCATGTATCGAAATATTTGCCGTCTTGTACCGTCACCACATGACCATCTATACAGAGGATGTATGTACCTGTCGGATGGTCTGTGCAAAAGTCATTGACTGTATAGATATATCGCTCTGATTGTTCAATCAGTTTGCGTCTGTATCCATGCTTGTAGAGATACGCTCCCCAGACATAATTCGCACTCGGCATATCTGACAGAGCACATGCTTGTATCATTAATCCGGCGAATACCGTTTCCCAGTCGAAGTCAGTTGCTTTGCATATTGCTCGGACAACGCAATCTCCTGTTCTTTTATCCTTAACAGGATTCGGATTATAATATTCCCATCTGTCCATCAGTCAATCCCCTTTGCTGTTTTATATCTCTTTGCCGCTCCTCTGGCTTTTGCGGCATTCTGGCGGTTCCACTTCGCTATCATGAGCCGGTCTTGCAGTTCTCTTAGGTCGTTCTGCTTGCAGTAATCTTTATATGCAGCATTTTGTTTTTGGAGAAGATAAGACTTCCGGTCAAGGTCTTGCTGTAATGCAAATTTTGCCTTTTCATTCGGCGCATTGTCAACTCCTGCTTGTAGTCCAAGAACCTCACGTTTTGTTTTGCGGATTCTTCGCTCATAAGTACGTTGTCGCTGTTCTTTTTCGTACTGCTTTCCCTTGTTAGCTTTATCCTGTGCCGATAGTTCTGTATAGGGATTAAATTCTCCATCACTGGCCCCAAAGCTATGCCGACAGTTAACTCCTGACAGTCCGCTTGCTGTTCCGTATCCGGTCAATGAGAACGGCGGAAATTTCTTGCTCTTGCCAGAACGAGAGTATATCTTTCCTTGCCACCATGCGTGATTTCCCGGATTCTCACCGCCGTCACCTGTTCTGGCTCCCATGTGAGCACTGACCAGAACTAAATCCCAGTTCATTTCTTCCATGCGTTTTAGAGATATATCTCCCGTAGCCTGAGCCACGCCGGTCCTGACAGAACGTGCTACTGCTGTTTCAATCGTGTCTTTTCTGCCAGATGGATATGTGACAGTAACACCATCACTCACAACGTTATTAACCGCCTCTTTGATGGCTTGCGTATATCCAACTGTCCCAGTAATTACATGATTATATGCAAGGTCGCATTGCTCAATATAAAGCCTCTGAGCGGCACTTGCGGTTGTCCTTGTGAAGTTCTTCCACTCTCCCATAGTCGCAAGCATATTTCGCTCCATGAGTCTTATCATAGCTGGCGACTGTTCGAGCGGTACAGGGCTTAATCCTGCCGCCTTGTATATCTTATCATCATAATCGAGAGCAGTGATTCCAGCATCTTCAAACGCTTCAAGAAGTTCCCGCTGTTCACGTTTGGTGTATTTGGATAATTCTGTCAGAATGTCCTCTAACAGTTCGCCGGATTCCTGTAGCGTTCTGATTCTCCACGCGTTAGCATTGGTTAGGATATAGTCTTCACCCCTGCCGATTCTTGACATCATTCTCGACACGATCTCAGAGATGATATACTGATGCAGTTCTTCTGCAATTTGTTCGCTGCCCTCTGTTATCCGGCGTAAATATTCAGGACTAAGCATAGTATATCACCTCTTTCGTCAAAAGTCGTGGTACATGTTTTGGTTTTTTTTAATTATTTTTCGCTGTCCTCACCAGTTTCAGAATCTACATCGCCCAGTGATGCGTACACGTCTGTCATGTACACTTTTTCGAATTCCTGTGCCATTTTTACAATAAGTAGTGCCTGTTTCTCGCTCATATTAAAACTCAGTTTTTCGTTTTCGACTTTAATCTTTACTCTCATGTTTTTTCTCCTGTTCTTAATCAATATAATTAAGCCCCACGATATTCCTTGTCGATAAACATAATATCAGCTTGCGTATTGAGTAGGAAAGAACTATGAGAGTTCACTAAAGCCCTCTTTAGTTAATTACTCATAATAATGATAGTCAGTTCCTATAAAACCGACCTCTCTAAAATTGTTTTTTAATTGACTAAAAGCCATCGTCCATTTTTTTTATAAAATGCATCATAGAAAATCATTTTTATAAAATCACTCATTTCTTACGCTTTTTAAATTTTTCACTCTGTTCATTCATTACATCTAATATGGATCTGCTAGATACTATTTCTCCTTCAGAATGGCATACTGGGCACTTGTTATAATCTGTCTGATTCATAATTAACGTACTATCTTCTACTTCGTATACTTTTCCGCATTTTTTACATTTCATAAGAGTATAACTTCCCCAAGACATTTTTATCATCTCCCTTTAAGTCCATATGTTCATATGTCGTTAAACCCTCATTCACTTAATTAGAGACTACGCATCCAATTTTCAATAAATGTGCTTTCTATCATGTGAGCTATAGTATTTGGATGTAAATTTGTTTCTGAAACTTTATAACTATTTTGTCTTATTGTGATAGCTTCATTTGATGTCGCTACTTTTCCATTTGTTCTAATCACAAGTGGTACTTTATAGTCTCCATTAAGATCTAAATATGCAATTCCCCATTTTTTTGCACAAGCTATGGTTGCTTTTGCATAATCATCTGTTTCACAACCATTGGATACGATAATTCCTATGTGTGCATATGGTCTATTTGTTATCATCCATTTTAACACAACATTCCATGCACCATAAAATGTGTTTATTGTCGAATCTTCAATACCACCAAGAGGTATTACACCATCTACGTTCTCACCATCGCTTCCATTTGAATTTGGTCTGTGATGACTATCGTTAATTCCTAAATATATTGTAATATAATCTGTATCTTCTGGTATATTTTTATATATATTTGTACTAAAACGATTATTATCAGTTCCATTTGAAGGGGTTGCTAAAGTTTGCCCACTCATCGAAAGATTGACAATATCCATACAATTTCTTTCCCCTATAAAAAATGGATATGTTTTTCTTTCTCCTTTATATCTTCCCTTAGTATATATATCATTTTCCACTGCCCCGTATGTAAATGAATCTCCGCACACAGTCCATTTTTTCATATAAAGTGGATTTCCATATACATATTCAGGTTTTAAAGCGTTTATTTTAAAATACGGAATATATTTAGCAGCAGATTTGCTTCCTTTAAAAATCATTCCATATTGTAACGGAGATTCACCAACAGTACAAAGTCTAATATACCCATCATCTTTTAGAGTAAATTCTACGATATTTACACCAGTATTATCTTTATATAATATAGGGTTTTTATTTTTATCATAAATAGCATATCTTATTCTATTCGTATTTTTTATCTCTTGTTGAAATGTATATATACCACTTTTTAATTGTATAAAATCTGTGTATCTATACGATTGATTTGTCTCATCGAAACTTGACCCACTATTCATTATACCTGTTTTTATAATTGTATTTTCATAATCAAAGATATTTTCAGATTCTATAACATCCATTATATTCTCTTGATCAGAAATAAATCCCAAATCATTGTATAACTCTGAAACTTTAGTCGGTATATTACTTTTTGTTTTTTTCTTTTTTACTTCTATATCGGAATATCTACTTTCAATAATTGCATATGGAAAAGCATCAGTATTTATGGTAATTATATTTGTCTGTTTTTCATAACTATAAGAACTGGCAGGTAAACAATCAGATGGATATCCGAATTGCTTATTTTTGTCCAAATATCGTAATATCGGGTATTGCGAATTTGGGCAAGTTTGAGTAATTGATAAAATATCATTCTTTTCAATTGCAATGACAACAAACATATTTTCATTTAATTCAGAAATACAATTCGTATAAGGTTCTCCTTTTATTGGATTATTAATATGCGAATTTTTTTGTGAATCTAATAAATTTACATTTTCATAATATTGGGTATATACTATATTACTTACTCCCTCTATATCTTCCTTTAACGAACCAGTTTCTTCCTTCAATGAAGCAATGTCTGTCTTGTTCTGCTCGATCTGCTGTGCCTGTTCTGTCGTGGCTCCGGGAAGTACTGGATTCTTTTCAAGGTACTCATTTACTGCATTCTTGATTTCTTCCGGCGAGATTTCCCCACCTATTCCTTTTAAGCATAATTCGTATAAATACTTCTCTTTTCGCGTGATCGGTTTCGGGAGTTCGCCCGTGTAATCACCTGTCAAGTACGCAAGATATTTTTCTTCCCTTGTTACTGGTTTATCTGCCATCTTTTTACTCCTCTCCGAATAATGTTGGTTCGTTTGGCTGAGCTTCTTCAACCATTGCTTTTGCTTCGTCCTCGGTCATTCCTTCGAATTTCACGAAATATAACCATGCCGGAATCTTACCAGTAGTCACATACTGCCACCATCTTGCACGGTCGTTTTCACGCACATACAGAATGTCTCCGAAATCATAATTGACTTCATAAGCCCCAACCGGTGCAAGCCCGTACAGATCAGCGTAGACGTTCAATGCGTAAATAACTTCGTTCAGACAGGATTCCAGTTTATCACGAACGTCTTTGATAAACTGCACTGTCCTCTGCTGTTCTGCTTCTACTCCTGTAGCCGTCTGAATACCGCTAGATTCGTTGAATACAAAATATCCGTTAGAGAATCCAATCTTGTACCCTAACTGGCTTAAAAGGGCGTTTATGCCGCTTATACGGGTATCTGTGTTGAGTTGTGGATTGATTTCTTGATAAAACTCTTTCTCGTCCTGTCCGAATACATTCTTGACAAAGTGTGGTAAGTTCATCTCATTGCGTCTGTTCTCCATGCCCTGTGGTGACATGGCTGATACAGGTGTGCCGCTCGGCATCAGTAGTCTATCATCTGCCAGAACAATCTTCTGCGAATCAAAAATCTCTCCGGCGTTTCTGCTGTATGCAATATCGAGGTCTTTTAACTCTTCGATAGCTTCAGCGAATATTGGAAGTCCAAGTGGTGTACTGATATCCACATTGTTCGCCTGCGGTGTCCGCAGTACTCCGTACAGAGGTCCGTCCAGCTTCTCACCATTTGCCTTGAGTATCGGCGGCGTATCCACCATTAGGTCAGCCCATTTGGTCTGTTTAAGGTCAATCTTGTCTCCGATTGACTGAGGGGATTTTGATACATAAGCTCTGTTGGAAACATAATACGGATAGGTTGTCACACCATCTATTGTAATCTCAACAAATCTATGATATTCAAGTCGTGTATAGTATTTTCTTCCGACAGTATAAGAATCCTTGAATATAATCCCTTTGATTTCCTGATTATCGTAATCCACAATCATCACGTCTGCCGGTGTAAATACATCAAGGCTCTCGCCGTTTGGCTTAATGAATACCGTTCCATAAGCACAGCCATATTCCACCCAGTGCCGGATTTGGAAATATACCTTATCAATCTGCTCCTGTAGCCATGCCGCCCTTGCAGAACCATCTATCTGAATGCCAATCGCCAGTGTTGCAAGTCTGGCAGTCTCAGAACACACAGATTTAGCAAAATTAATCGTCTTGATGTTATTCTTATCATCTAACCATTCCGGCACTCCCCTATAAATGTTCGCACACCGGTTAATCAGTGATTCCATTTCTGGGAATTCTGCCGCCTGGATATTAAAGTCTTCTTCGGCTTGCTTTTTGAATATCATGTTAAACCACCTTTTTAGTGTTGTTATAAGTCCCATTATGCGCTATGCCCTCTTCTCATCGACAATGGACTTGTCGCATACCTGAGAGAATCTATCCAGTGATCGTTACCATCTGGATAATCTGCGATAACTTCTCCATTGCTATCTACTTCATGTTCATAATTGATAATTTCTTTGTATGCTCTAGGCGTTCGTGCCGGATCAATGACTAATGTTCGGCACTGCAACCACTCAAACGTATATTTGCGGCTTCCCGGTGTAACAATAGCCCTACGTGCTGGAAGCCCTGCATCTCGGAAGTCAATAATACTTTCTTCTTCATCAACTCCGCAAGATATTGAATAATCATCATATCCCTTTTGCTTTATTTGGCCAGCCATTGCTGTATTACGGATTTTGCAGCCGCCAAGCTCATCTAGTAGGATAACTTTGTCCTGATTAGGCACATAAGCCACACGGATAAATGCCTTTGGATCTGGATACCATCCCCAATCCTGACCCTGATAGATGCTTTGATACTTCTGGATTTCTTGATCTGAAATTGTCCTGATTTCCAACAGTTCAAAAATGTTTGTACCAAGTCCAACAGGAAGACCAAGATATTCATGCTCATATGCTCTCGGATTTGTTTTTTTCAGATGCTCCGCGTCGTCAAGGAACTGTTGTCCCAACCACTCGATAGGAACAGATCTGTAATCGCTCTTGTGTCTGTAACTGTCAGATCTCGGCTCGTCCACATATACATTCACCCAGCTGCTCCGACTGATCGGTGGATTGAATGTCTTGAAAACTACAAATTTACTACCACCACGAAGAACCGACTGCTGCACTGTACGGATTTCCTTAATTCCGGCAAATTCATCAAGTTCCTCAAACCAGAGATATTTGAAATATCCTCGTTTTACCTTAATAGATTTAGTCTTTTTCGCCTTATCCAAACCTCTGAATATAATCTTCTGACCAGTAGGCTTATAAGTGTACTGCATAGGGCTTACACTGGTGTCCCATAGTTCATTGGCTCCGAGCGCGTCAATTCCCCAAGCTATCTGTTCATACACAGATTCTCGGAGTGTATTTCCGACTTTACGGAAAATAACAGCATTCGAGACCACATCATTCTCTGCGTCCCGCATCATCAGGAAAGGAATCATTACACCCACAAAAGACGACTTCGTGGATCCACGCCCGCCGTACAGATCGTAATATGTATGTTTCTCATCCAGAATGTCCCAAAAGACTTCATAGAAAGCAGGAGCTATTATATCTTTCAGACTAATGGAATTATTATCCATCCTGTTTCTCCGGTCTTGGAATATTATTTACAATCGTAATCTTTCCATCTCCAGAATCATCATTTTTCTTGTCAGCATCCCATCCCTTAAAATTATTTCTCAAGCTGAACTGAGCACCATTTGAACCGTCACGATCAAATAGTCTTTCCTCTGCGTACTGTTCCACTCTGGCTTTCGCGCGCGTAATCGTGTCAACAAATGCCGGCTTTGCCTGATAATTTAAAAGTGCCTGTCTGCTCGTAAATCCAAGAGCTAAGGCAAGTCCTGTAACAGTCGGAGGGTGAACATCTATGAAAATAGGAGATCCAAACTTGTTAAATATTTGTTTCCCTTTTTCATCGGTTAATGGATAACCTTTGCAATCTTCGAAATACTGTTCTATTTTGCTCTCAATCTCTTCAACGCTTGTGTACTTTGGCGTCATTCCCACGTTCTCACCTCCAACTGGCTATAAAACCACATAGTAACACTTCTGAGTATATTCTATCACAGGTCAGTAGAAAAGTTGTGGTACATGTTTGAGAAAAAATAATGGAAAATATTATATAAAAGTATTGACACACCACCAAATTGGTGGTATTATATAATCATCAAAGGAACGGAGGAAAACAAAATGAGAAAATACAACTTATCAAACATTATGAAAAGAGCATGGGAACTGGTTAAAAAAGCCGGAATGACAATTTCCTCCGGGCTTAAAAAGGCATGGGAGGAGGCAAAAACAATAGAAAAGAAGATTTTTGAAGGACGTATGGAAATGACAGTTCCAGAGGCAGACAATAATACTGTAAGTGTTAGATTATGGAAAAAAGGATCTTACAAAAGAATCTACTTCAACGACTACAAAAACAGAGCTGTTGGTTACATCGACTGCGTAGCTCGCACAGCGCATTACATGGACGGATACGCTAGAATGTATGCGCCAGCTATCGACAGATTCATGGAAGAATATGAATTTTAATTTAAGGAGGAAATAAAGATGGGAAAATGGACAATTCGTATTGATGATTCTAAGATGTCAATGTTGAGAAACTATGGGAGTTGCTACAAGCACGGTGGAGGAGCTGGAGGGTATTTTGATTTCTTCGGGGATTCCTTACAAGAGGCTGCTGATAGTCTTATACATGTATTAGTTGATGCATTCTCTGACGACAGCATTACCATATTGGAGTATCCGGAACATGCAATTATTGAAGAGAGAATACATGAATACGCGAACTGTGCAGAGAAACATATTACTCTCATCTTTCCGTGTAAGTGTCAGAAGTATAAAACTGACATTGGAGATATTACTTTCAAAACGGAAATTCGCATTATTTTGCAGGAGCAGAAGATGCAGGTTGCTGAAATGCGTGCATTATTAGATGAATCACGCGTGGCATTTTCTAAGCAATACAATATCCCCGTAAGAACACTTGAGAATTGGGAGTCTGGAAAGAGTCAATGTCCTGAATATGTAAGACAACTTCTTGAGAGAGCCGTTAGGGAGGACGCGAAAGTTAAAAATGATGAAGCAAACACCAACACAGAAGATACTGAAAGCTTATGATGAAAGTCAAACTCTGACCGGCATTCACAAGATCACTGGATACAACTGGCAAAGGATAGCAAAAACGCTTTCTACGGAAGGCATCGTAGTTAATGAAACGCAGGCACTTATTATAGGCTTGTATTATCGCGGAAAAAGTGCCGGTGAAATTTCAGCCATTACAGGATTTGCCATGAGTACGGTTATGGCATATCTTCCAAGAGTACGACCACCATATATGGAGAATCGGTCAAAAAATGCAATGAGAATTGAAAAATATAGGCGTAAAAAGGAGAGCCGGTAAATACCGACTCTCTAATTTTATTCATTGCTTTGTAATTTTTTGATCGTCTCACCCTGATCTCCCGGACACCCCATGAAACACTCCGGGCAATGTTCGTAAAATGTGCATCTGATGCAGTCATGTGGATTGATTGAGCTGCAATATTGATGTAGTACTGTGAATGCTGATATGGCGAGTTGCGGGGTTATTTCTGGTGTGAGTTTATCTGGCATAGTTATCACTCCTCTCAAATTCGCTAATTTCGAATAAATACCCCGTCTTTGTTTATGTCTGTTGTCTCAATGTTTACATAAACTGATTTTCCTGTTAAATCAATCATATTTTTCCTCCCTTAATCTTATTGCTCGCTTTACCTCTTTATCAGAATCTCTGACAACTCTACCACTTGCGCATTTTACGCATTTGATTCTCCAACCACCTTTATATCTTTCGAAATGTCCATAACCTGTTGGAACTTTTTTACCGCAACAATAACAAGTTCCTGGATACCTATTTCTTGCCATTTACCTCTCCTTTCTCAATCCATTTCCACCAGAGAACCACATATACTGTTCTTTTAAAAAATAAACCGTAACACTCTTTATGGATTGAATCAAAATTCTCTCGTCCAATTTCCATTGCTCTTTTCCGTGCTTCCTCCAACGTTTTGCACGGCTCTTGACACAAAAACCACATGATTATTTCACCTCTCCCGTAATTGCATCAATACAATTATTCCAGCCGATCTTGAAAAGTGGCTCGAAATCTCCAAGTTTCCGTTCCTTTTCATCGTCGAATTTTTCCGGCAATGGCTTTAACGGACACCAATCAGGTCTAATACTCAAATCTGTAATATCTCTATTGTTTACTCTACAGAACGGGTGAAGCACTCCGCTGCGTAAAACGCATAAAGCACAATATTTTGGCGTATTTATCACTAATACTGATTTACTCATTCAACTCCACCGCCTTTCACAATTTCATCAATTGTTGTATCCCCTTCTATGCAATATTTTTCAAATAAATAATCTTCCAACTGTTCAACAACCTTATCCGCATCAAAAGCTGTCCACTGTTCATTAACACAATCAATAAACTCTTTCTGGTCAGAGCTAATACTTGTGCCAATCTCCCAAATTTTGATGTATTTAATTAATTCGTCTGCATCAATCAGTCTGCTCATATTCTATTCTCCTAACTGTTTTAAAATTTCTTTTGCAATTTTATTACTTTCCTGCATGGAAACTCCCCATCCATTATATTTTCTGTGGCATTCATCACAGTTCCATTCACCATTATCACTTTCTTTAATTTCGCTATTGAATCTGCAATTATCGCAATACATATGATCGAGAGTGCCGTAAATGATGTTTGCAATATCGTCTTGTTTACTATTAGCATCGTCTACGTATTTCTGTCTGTTTAAATATTCAAATATTCTCAGCTCATTTTTTCCGACCCATTTAATCCATGCACCGCAATCCCCGCAATACAATCCTGTATTATTCCTAACTTTCTTGACAAAAAGGTTTTTACTATTGCACTTTGGGCATCTATATTCTTTCATCTTTCATCCTCCCACACTCCCAACAACCGCATCCTCTCATACAGTACAGCGACGGTCTTGCGCCTATACCCGTAAAAGTCTTTCGGGTTCATTGGGATATATCTTTCTTTGCTGATTTTCCTGTAGCTTTTCCGGTGTAAGATATTCTCAATAACCATATCCGCTATCACCGTGTTTTTCGGGCAAGCTGACAAGGCAGCACTGGAAAGCAGGTATCCGTACTCTGCCGGGAAGTCTTTCAGCATTGTATTCAGTTTTTCAATGTCCTCTGCCGGAATACCATAGTCTTTCAGCTTCTTATTCCTTGTCAGCATACCGTTCTCCTTTCTATTCGTCTGAGTGGTGCTTATCGTACATGATCGCTATACATGCAAGACCAACCACTCCGACTATGATTCCAAGGGCGAATCCTAATAAGAATGTAATCATACTTCCACCTCCTCATAAGTTTTTCTGAATATATCTGGCTTACACGGATAAAATTCACCGTGTACACCGCGGATGATATAATCACCAATATTTGCCAGATGTTCGCCCTCTAGTGTCTTAATAACCAATCCGCCTGGAACCTTCCAATGGTCAATATAGAAATTCTTACCTTCTGCCGACATGTACTGGTCTGTACACTGATAGTCCGTCAGAAAATCGAACATTTCTCGATGATTTGTACCAGTCCACTGTACTGCATCAATTACAACCGGCTTCTTTCTGTACCTCATATTTACACCTCCTCAGTCTTTATGAATGCCATCCAGTGTGTTTTTTCCTGTTTGCCGGATCTATTACCGTATAAGGGTTCTACTCCAATGGCTGCAATTACATCCTTTACGGGAATTTGTACTTCACTCCACTTAAAAATCAATGTTCCATAGGGTTTGAGTACACGCATACACTCAGAAAAACCATCATGCAATACCTGCTTCCATGTATTCTTATTAAGTTTCCCGTATTTTTTTACCATCCATGAATTATCTCCACCTTGAATGAGATGCGGTGGGTCAAACACAACATGATAGAAAGTGTCGTCCGCAAATGGCAGATCTGTAAAATCAGCAATAACATCAGGATGAATGCTACAATACCTTGTTGTTTTTCCGTCACTGCTCGTCCATATTGCCTCACAATCCAATTCACGCTTATCCACAAAAACAGCTAACTCATTATTTTTGTTGAACCAGATCATTCTTGAACCGCACGTAGCGTCCAAAACGAGATTATTCATTGCTTTCCACCTCCGAATCTTCTGGCATCAGAAATACAGATTCTTTACCGTTCCACATATCGTCATTTCTTACTGCCATAAACTCACAATAAGCTTCTTGGATTATATCAAGTACTTTCATGGCTTTCGCTTTGGTGGAATATTTTCCTAAAATAAAATATCCTCCACTTCTCTGTGCATCCTGCAAACTCCAACATATAACACTCAACAAATCTGGGAGTTTTAGATTGACTACAATGTTTTCAAACTTTACCAATGCTGTTTTATCCTGACTTCTGATTAACATTTTGTGTCCTCACTTTCTCGTATAATTCAAAATATTCTTCCAATGTTTCTGGAAGTTTGATGTAATCTGGCTCATAAGGTTTTGGGTATACCGTATATCCACACTTCGGACATTTGATTTCCGGCGGATAGTATTCAACCCATTCCATATTTCCACCACATTTTCTGCAACGAATATATCTCTCTACTTTCTTTGACTTCGTTTTGAAGAATGAAGTGTAATTATTTTTTTTCATTTCCATCCTCACTTTCAATATCTTTTCAAAATCTCTGCAACTGCATTAATATGCTCTGACAATGTATCTAAATCTTCGTCTTTGATTGCTGTCAGCCCATGTCTCGACTTAAAGTCTTCGATAACATATACACCATTTCTGATTGTTTTAAACTCCTTCGCCATTTCACTTTCTTTTATGGCATCGGAATCGTATTTATAAAACACTTCATATTTATCGTGTTCTCCAATGTCGGTTTTAATTTTGGTTCGTTTAGGAGTTATGCGAATGATCTTTGCCGGATACACCATGACGTGTCTAAAACTTGTTCCCCATCCGCACCGTACTTCTCTTGCAACTCCAACCACATCTCCAACTTTTAAATCATCTTTACTTATCGGATTTAATTTTCCCATTGCCATCCTCACTTTCCCCATGTAAGCAACTGGCACGTTATTGTGCAGTCCTCCATGATTTTATACTCCCATCTTCTTAACCAGATTCTTATTCATCTCGTCAAATCTTACATCTGTGTTCTCTTCAATGTCTTGTATCATGCTCAGAACGCTCATTTCGCCCCTGTTTGCCATTTCAACGTACTCATTGGCAGTTCTTATCACATCAAGCAATCGTTTCGTAGAAAAGCCATATAAACGTCTCAGAGCCATCATAGTTGTGACGGTGTTGATCGTATTGCTCCAATCTTCACCAACGGTAAAACCATCTTCATAGGCTTGCTGCTCTACGTCTTTTATCTGTCTATAACAGATCTGCATTGAACGCCCGAATGCCTGAGCCGCCTGATTAGAAGTCTGAACAGGAAATCTGGTCTTTTTCTTGACTTTTAGCTTGCTACTCATTTTTCCCTCACCTTTCTGAACTTATATCCTGTCACCCGGTACGCTCGTGGTGTGCCGGGGTTGTCTGTCTTAAGCAAGCCACTTTCCAGCAATTCACCGAAATGATTCTGCACGGTATGACTAGATATACTCAGCCCTGCTGCAATTTCTGGAATGCTTGGCGGATAATCATGTTCTTTCAAGTATCTTATGATGTACAGATATATATCTTTCCTTGTCTGGATACCTTCATAGTACTTTCTTGCTGTGTTATATGGCATTTCTATCACGCTCCTTTCTGTGAGTATCATCAGCCCATTTGACAAAAGCCATTGTTAGATAGTCAACCAGACTGTCTGGATACACTTCGCGAAGTTCGCTTGCTCTTTCTGTCAATGCGTGCCAGTATTCATCATCGTCTTCGATTCCATAAAAT